GACACCACGAGCGCGGTTAAATGCGTCACCAGCTCGACGGTTACCTTCTTCGTAAGTACTTCGTGCGAGATCTCGCTGGGCTTGTACGTTTCTTTCAAATGCTCCAGTATCAAATGGATCAGGGTTGCCAGGGTTGCCACTACCCCTATCGGTGCCACCACCAGCGGTATCGGCTGCACCTAATATTCTACCGCCTGGAGCTCCTGCATAAATCGTGTTGCCAAAAGCGTTTCGAGTGGTGTTTTTTGAAGAAGCGGGAATACGAAAGTTCGCCGCATTTTGATTGGTTGCGCTAGACATCGGCAAGCGAACACTGCCGTCAGACATGATGATAGAGCCATTTGGCCCACTTCCAACTGGATAAGCCATATACTTCCTTTTTTAATCTATACTTTTAATAGTAAGACAGATATAGATTGTTTGTGTCGATTTGCTAGCGAAGCAGGTTAGCGAAGCAAGCTATTGACATTTACAGTCCGTATGTATATACTGTCCCTATATGAAAAAACACTTAAACAAAATCTTTTCTCTCATGCTTCTGGCAACAGTTCTTTTGCCGATGTTACTCATTGGTCTTGGAATTGAGGAGGCATATCCCCACTCAATAAATTCAGTAAAAATAGTATTTGCCTTTGGTGTTTTTATAGCTTCACCCATCTGTGCCGTCAGACTTTTCCGCTCTAAAAATCGTACTGAAGCAACTTAAAAAACAGTCCTTTCCCATTCACATTTGTAAACGCGCCCTGATAAAAAGACTTATAGACTGAGACTGTTGCACTAGCTGCCCCAAGTTGGAGATGACCAGGCTGAGCAACGTTTGCACCGTTGTCACCAACAAAACAGGGAATTGCTGAAGCAGCCGATAGGGAGGCCACGGGAACGGTGAAGGTCAATGTTGTTGCGTTCGATGTTCCCCCAGAAGCATCGGTGAAGTACACCGACACTATATTTCCCTCGATTGAATATTTGAACGTTCCTGTAGGATTGGCACTAAATCCCCCCCAAGTAGTTGTCCAATTAAACGTACCAGGATAGCCTTGAGGGCTATTTTGATACGAGTAAAACGGGAGAGTGATGGCAGCGTTTGCAATTGTGTGATCTGTGTTTACGGCAATGGTCACTGTGGTATTTGTGGAAAAAGAAGATGATACAACAACGGCATATTTCACGGTTGTTTGCGTAAACTTGAGTCGAGTGCCTTTGGTGAAGGTTGTTGTCAGGTCTACCCCAGCGATTGTGAAGGTTGATGCGGTTGCAAAAACCCAAGTGTTGCTCGATGCTGTCCAGCCGTCAGTTGAGCCAGATGCGCTAACATACGCCTCAGTAGCCAGAATTGACTCAACACCTGCTGAGGTGAGTGAATAAAACTTTCCACCCGTCTTAGGATAGATCTTATTTCTACCTGCACTAGGATTAGCTGGAGTAGCGATTTGAGCGACATCTAGTCCAACAGTATCAACCATGTCAGAGAACCGACCAAAGAGCGTTTCATATTGATTAAAAAATTCTTCATTATTCAGACAGTTCACCGTACTGTTTTCAGCTAAGTTGCCAACATAACCCCGAAGTCGAACAACTCCTGTTAAGGCGTAGTCGGCAGCGGTAGATCCAGATTTACCCGTCACTGAGAATACTGTTTCAAAGGCAGTATTCCACCCAACTACCACAATGGTAGGTACGTTAGTAGGAACCGCAGAAACTAATAGAGAGCCGTCAGCAGGACTAGAGATCCAAGTAGATCTTAGTGCGGTACGAAATTTGTCATTTGCTTTTGCGATTGGAATATTATTCTCCTAGTATGTATAGTATGTGTTATTAACTCTCTTTGTGTCTTTATGCAAGTTCCCTCAATTTCATTGCGAACGTAAGTGGTCTAGTACTTCGTGAGAAGTACAGATAGATGCCGATGACCGAGATTTCGTCTTCAATGCCGTCGTTTTGAATGTTGATCTTGACCCAGAACAAATCCTTTTGTCGTAGGTTAATGTAACGCAAGTTAATTGACGATCCCGCACTATCAGTAGTCATCATGCCAAGTTCCTGATTCCCCCACTCATCATTTCCAAATCCAGACAAGACAGCCCCTTGAGCGATTCTCAACCGAGGGTCAGTACTGATGCCGTCTTGATCTGCCTTAATAACACCTACGGTTGTGGAGTTGCCCGTTAAAGTTCCAAAAACTAAGGTAACTCGGTCATACTTCTTGAACTGATCGGGCAATTTCATATCATATTGTTTGGTTGAGAGAGAAAGCGTAACCTTCGTCCCAGAAGCAGAAGACGTGGCGTAGTCGGTCTTCCCCTCAAACATCTGTAATACGTCGGCAGTGCTACTTGATCCGTAGAACAACTGTTCTTCTTTAGTCGAGGGATGAATGTTTTTAGCAAATACTCGAGGGTATAGACCAGTCCACAGCGACCAGGCATTGTAGCGTTCATCAAAGGCGAGGACGGCGTTATTCCCACTCCCCTGTACGTCGGTTGAAATACCAAAGAGAGAAAGTGATTTGTAGAAAACACCACAAACTCGATCTAAGTTCGCTGGAGTTACCCGTTGGACAATAGAGTCAGCTCGAAGCGACAACACAGAATATCGCAAAATCGTTCCATATTGAGCCTCGTTGCCAATAGTGGCAGCTCCATCACGACTCCAAAACCGCAGGTTGTTGCCAGCGACGTGAGGAGATAGTGGGGAAATTGAACCTACAGAAATGTTTACATCTTGAATCCGACCCTCACCCTCGAAATCTCCAGCAGCAGTAATGAACTGGAACTTACCAAAGACGTTGTCCTTGAACACAAACAACGCATCTTCGTTAGAAGCGACGTGGGTTTTAATAGCGTTGATAGTGGTTCCATCTCCTTGGCGATAGGGGAAAAATCCCGCTCCATCAGGGAGTGCGAAGCTCCCAAACTTATCTAAAGCTCCACCCCAAACTAATGTATCCTTGCCGAGTTCGACGGTTACGCCTACCAGTGATCCTCGATATGTATCTAGTAAGTAAAAATGATAACCCTTTGTCGTATTCGCATCAGGTACGCCATAAAACGTATCAGTTCCGACCACACCATTATCAACGTAAGTAGTAGCGGTTGGCTCAACGTCAGCGAGGAAGAAAGCCTCACCTTGACGGTTTGATCGGAAGATGCCAACCCGAGTAACACCTGTGGGCGCAGTTGGGAGTGTAATGGTTAAATACGTCGTAGTATTTAGTGTTTGAGGCATTGAGCCAATCCACCCAGTCAATGATGGTTGAACAGCGGAGTCGGGAGGTGGGGAGGCTAGAGTTCCACCAGCTTCGGTATACCAGACGTATTGGTAGTACCACTTTGTACTGCCTGTCCCCGCACCTGTTTTAGCAATTGTGGGGTAGGCTGTAGGATTAGCAATCTCAGTGTAGATGTGCCAGCCATTAGTATCCAACCAAATTAAATCATTGACTGCGTTCGCAAAGTACAGCCGAGAGTGAATCTGCACAATCCACGTGATTGTAGTCGTATTAAAAGTGGGTGTTCCTGTAGTAAAAGTAGGGTTAGATCCTACATACCCACTTGGGGCAGTGGCGGTCAGAGTATCCCACTGGCTAGTAGTAAAGTTGTAGTATTCTGGCTTTCCAGCAGTAGAGACACGAATGAAGCGTGATGCTCCAGCAACGTTATATGTTGCGACAAGTTGAGTAATTTGAGTTCCACCCACTGCCGCCTGACCAATAATCTTAGATCCTTGTCGTTTAGCAATACTTCCATACTGGGAATAGATACCGTTAATCAGCTCTGAGAGTTCGGTGTCCTTGAGCGTGGAAGGATGAGCCAGTGTGTTTAAGCCATCAGGAAAACCTTGACTACCAGATCTCTGGATGCTTGCGTTTTCACGACGGTTCTTTCGGGTAAAAATAATGCTCCTTTATCCCTGAGTATTACGGTTAAGCCGACTTGTGTAATAATTTTTTGCTCGCACTAAGTAATCAACTCGGGGGGTCTGCCGCGAGTGAGTGAGTATCTCGTTTTTACTCGGCAGCACCTCAATAGAGAGATATTCGCCAAACAGATTTTCAGCATCTTCTTCAGCTTTATCTTGCGACCCCTCAGCACCAGTGGTGCGGAAGTATTCACCAAGAGCCGCATGAGCAAGCATATCTCCTGGTAGGAGTAAAATATCGGTAGTTAAAACAGGCTTGGGTGGGTTGGCGAAGTACCAAATAATAGCTGTGGTAGCTATAGTAGGAGCTTTTAAAAAGCGCATCTGCCATTTCCCAAAGTTGAGATTGGCGGGATCATTGTTCATTTCCACGAAGATGTTTTGTTCATCAGTATTAGGGTTCTCCATCCAGTCGACTTTATTAACGATCACCATGAATAGTGCATTTGGTCGGTTAAAACGATCTGGCAAAACGTGAGTTAGTGAGTCAGCAGTAAGGGTGATGCTCTCTCTACTCAAGCACCGTCGCCAAAAAGCACGTCTAGCATATCCCTCCTGCTTGTTGATGATCCAGTTTTTCCAATCAGTATATTCTTGGTCATCAGTGCCAGGAATAGAGCCTCCAGCAAAG